GGCACAAAAGAATGTGCTGATTATATTAAAAATGAATTTTCAAAACCCGTTGTAGATTATATTGATGGCCTTTCCGCCAGCGCAAAAATGTGGATTTCATCCGCTGCGGATGAACGCTATGCCAGCAGTGAAACCGCTCAAATAGGCAGCATCGGAACAATGGTTGCATTTTACGATTGGCGTAAATATGATGAGAATATGGGACTAAAGGAACATGTTGTTTATGCCACAAAATCAACCCGTAAAAACCGCGATTACCATGATGCACTTGATGGTAAATATGATGGCATTCGTGCCAACCTGCTTGATCCGTTGAATGAACTTTTTCTATCTGCAATCCAATCCAATATTCCCGGTGTTAATAAAGATGTTTTAACCGGAGAAATTTATTTGGCTGCAAAAGCTAAAGAAATGGGGCTTATCAATGGCATAAGCACATTTGAGAAAGCTGTGCAACGCGCAGCCGAACTGGGTAATCAATCAAAATCAATCAACTTAACTTTAAAATAATGAACAAATTATTTGCCGCCTTACTAACCGCCTGGAACTGGATGACAGCGGATGCACAAAAAGACATTGATGCCGGAAAATTTCCGCTCACAGAAGCTCAAATGAAAGAACTCACCGAGGCAGGTAACACCATTACCACATTGAAAGGTGAAAAACAAACCGCTGAAGATGCGCTGGCAACAGAAAAAACAGCCCACACTGCAACAACTGATAAGTTGACAAAAGCAGAAAGCGATTTAGCTGAAGCAAAAACAAAAATTGAAACACTTGAAAAAGCGAAAGCAGGCATCACCGTTTCAATTAAAGAAGCAGCTGACAAGATCGCCGAAGATAAGGCAGATGAACAAAACCTCACTACGTTCGACAAAGAAAAAGCCGCTCAAATAGCAGCCGAAAAATAATTTTCAAAATCAAAAAAAAACACACAAACAATAATTAAAACACCATGGCAGAAGCACCAGATTTATTAGCGATAACCAGCGCCTTCGTAAAATTCGGAGGTCCTATTTTCCGCAAAAAAGTAAACGAACTTGAATTGCGCAAAAAAGGCTATTTGGTAATGAAAAATATCAAAGCGCCTGTTCCGCTTACGAAGCTCAGCGCTCAGGGCGGTCCGCGCCCTTACCGTGCGCAGGATGACACTGCCGGAAATGGCGTTGCCTTTTCTGACCAGATTTTGACTGTGCGCCAGTCAAAATGGGATTTTGATTTTGACCCCGAAAAATTCCGCAATACTTACCTTGCCATAGAAGGTGATAAACCTTACTATGCCGAGGCGCTCGACCAGATTGCGAAAGAATACCTGGCAGCTATCAACGACAGCACACTGGGCGCTGGCGTTTATGATGCAGCCGGAACCACTGCTGCAGATTTGGCTGATGGTTTCTTAACCTTAGTTGCTCAGGCAGTAATTGACGGTGATTTGACTGAAACAGCAACCGGAGTTATTACGGCAAATAATGCCGTTGAAAAAATTGAATTAATTGCCCGCGCAGTGCCTGCATGGATGCGTGAGCGCGAAGGCTTCCGTATTAAATGCTCTTATGATGTTTTTGACATGTATTGCGACAATTACCGCGCAAACAACAACTACAAATTTGAACCGGGTGCTGATGGTCGTTACCGTATTGACGGTTTCGCAAAAGGTTTTCTTGATGCGGATACCATCATGGGCAGCTCTCAGCGTTTGATTGCAACCGTTGATGACAACTTAGTGGTTGGAACCGATGGCGAACAAATAAAAATCGCGGCTTCCATGCGCAGAAACATCATCGAAGTTCGCGCAATGATGCCTATCGGTTGCCAGATACAGGATTTTGATGCAATGGTAATAAACGACCAGGCTTAGTATTAACCCTTAAAAAAAAGTAAAATGGCAGGAGGAGCAGTAAAGCAAACAGGCTTATCAAAAGAAGAAGCAAACAAACGTGTTGCTGAACTTGAAAAAGTAAATGCTGAATTAAATCAGCAACTGGCGAAAGCCCAGAAAAGCAAAGCTAAAGAACAGCGTGTAATCGCTGTTGGCTCAAAAAGCATTGTTGTGCTGAAAGAAAAATTCAGCCTTGGCCGCGGAGTTGTAATTGTTGTTTCCGAACTGGAAAAAGACAAAAAGCAACTGGAAGCAACAGTTACTGAAGTGCTGAAGATTACCGGACAAACCATTTTCGCAGAAGAAAAATAATTTAACACGAAAAAAAACTATGAAAAACATTTCAAAAATATCACTCGTAATTGCCTTTGTGATGGCGCTCTTCTCAGGCGCTGCCATCAGCATCGCCACCGGATGGGAACCTATTGTTACCGTTCCGGCTGTTTTTGCATTCGCATTCATCACCGCTCCTGACGGGGTGTTGATGTACACGCTCGCAAGCGTTACAAAATCTTCAGGCGATAAAAATGGCGGAACAAAGGTGCGTGTGCTTTGGGCTCCGATTGCGGATTTTGCAACCATCAAAGGTTTTAAAACTACAACCAACCCGGGTGACAGTGTTACCATTGACGGCACACACGTATTTACAGGCGCGTTGGGCTTTGCTGAATTATACATCACCCTTGACACCGCTGAGCTGAACGCAATTCTGAAAGGTGAGCGTGATGGCAGAAGCAAGGAGTTGCAATACGAAGGTGAGCATCCCGGCACTAATAAACTGTTTGAAGAAATGGGTCGCCACACTAAAAATGTCGATGGTATTGCCCTGGTTCCAATGGCTGACGGAACTAACATTCAAATCGGCACCGAAGATTTTCCTGCTGAATTGACTACAGAATTCAAATCAGGAAAGCTCACCGGTCCCGGTGCAAAAAACAAAGTCATGATTACCATGCCAGGAGCGCAATCACTTGCCTACTACGAAGGAACAATAACACTGCTTTAATTCTTAACCCTTAATAAAAAATATCATGGCTGAAGAAATAACCATAAAAGAAAAACGCACACCGCCCAAATTTGTAAGCGATAAATACAATGTTCATTCATTGTGCCCGCATCACTTTGAACACAAGGGGCAGAAATACAAATTGTGGCTGATGACCGAACAGCAAGCCGAAACGCTGGCAAAGGACCCAACCTTTGAGTTCATCAACGAAAAAGTAGATTCAACTTCCGCTCCTGAAGGGAAGAAAAAATAAAGTCCGCCCGGGTAGCGGACCTCATTGGTTCATAATTAGGTTTTAGGCATAAAAGCCTCGCAGAAATGCGGGGCTTTTTTGTTTACATTTGCTCCCGACTGTATTGTATTATTTCCGCACCGGCTTTTCAGCAAAGCCAGGGACGGGCGTAATATATCGAATAGGCCCAATTGTTTTTCTCCTAGGAGTAATGCAATACAGTCACCCCTGGCCTACTGAACATGAGCAGCAAAAACAAAATCGGTTTTAACCGCGACACATCTGAAGATGATAAGGAAACGCTTCCTGCGGTTTCCTCTGAAGAAGTGGCGCTCATACTCACAGAACTTATCAAACGGCTGTGGAGCCCGGTTGATGTGTTCGCTGCTTCTGACCGGCAGCTTACCACTGAGCAGGTTGAAGAAATCCTTCAGGTTAATTCGTCCTGCGCTTTTACCCGTGCTGATTTAACGACTGTTTTCAAGCAGCTCGGGTTTATACAGGCACCCGCAGGGGATAACCTTTACTGGCTGCTCGGAAACAAAAAGTAATTCTCTGTCCTTTTTCCCGTAAATTACACTTACCACCTTTGAAGTATGTCTTACTCAGACCTACTTCATTGGCTTAATGGCGCTGGTAATTATGCTGCCGGTGTTGCGCTTTACAAAAAAACCAGTAATGGCCATCCCTGGCTATCTCTGTTTGAAAGCGCTGAAACTTCGGTTACTCACAAGCTCCTCCGCGAAGAGTTACAGAAGTTGTATGATCGGGCAGCGGAAAAAGACAATTCACCAAAAATAAAAGCACCGGCAAAAGCAGAACTACCAAAGCCGGAATCATTCACCGAAGTCCGCGAAAACAAATACCCGAAAATAAATCCCTCACTTCTTCCTGAAGTGCTGAAGCCAACCTGGAAGAAAATAGTTGCCCTGCTCAAAGAACAGGGCACTCTGCATTCTCGCCTTCCCATTTATCAAAGCGATGAAGAGCGGCTCACTGCCGCGCTGCGCATCCTTGATATTGATGATGAATTTTCTCCGCTGTGGAAAGATTTTATGCGCTGGCACGACACCGGTGAAGTTCCGGTTACTGCGCAGGAAAAAAAATCAGACGAAGAAAATCCCTTCGGATTGATGGATGATCTGAACCGCCTGAATGTTGCCATCACCCGGGCGCGAAAAGAAAAGGCGGCAAAGAGCCACATCACCAAGCTGGAGAAGGAGCGCGAAAGTTTGAAACAAAAAATTGCAGAATGCCGGAAAGCTTATTCAAACTGACAAAGCGGACCATCAATGCTGGTCATGTGTTTTCTGCTGAAGCGGAAATGAAATATTTCTATTCCTCTCCCGGAAGCAAAGCGGAACTTCTCGAAACCATTGGCAAGCTGGAACCGGGTAAATGTAAATTTACGTTTGCCCACAACAAATGGAGCAATCACGAGCTGCTTGCCTACCTGCTGGAGCAAATAGGACCGGCAGAAGTATTCATCACCAGCTGGAGCATCACCGAAGCTCCGATGCAGAAGCTGATTGCGCTGGTTGAATCGGGACGCATCACAAAGTTGCGTTGCTTGTTTTCCGACCGTGTTCCGGTGATGAGCCCGAACGCTCACCAGGTAGTTACTTACAATAAAATTGACATCAAGCTTGGCAAATGCCACGCGAAAATAATTGCCATCCGAAACAAGGAATGGGGCGTGGTGGCAATAGGCTCGGCAAACTTCACCAATAATCCGCGCTGGGAAGCCGGTGTAGTTTGCCCGGATAAAACTGTTTGCGATATGTATATCTCAGGAATTAAAAAAGCGATTGAAGATGAAGCTTGAACTAACCAAGGAACAACTCACAGAGCTTGAAGATTTAGCTGCGTGCTGGTTCACCGAAAAAGAAATTGCACTGGTGCTGCAGGTGGACGTTTTAGAGCTATCAACCCGAATTCACCGCTCAGGTAATACACCGGAGAAACAAGCCTTTTTCCGTGGCCGCCTGCGCACGGAAGCGGAAACACGCCAAAGCGTTTTTGAAGCTGCTGCCAATGGAAGCGGACCTGCTCAGGCGCTCGCGCTGAAAATTATTGCGGACACTAAACTTCAGGCAATATGAATTTTTTCCCAACGGACCAGACAATTGCCGATAAGCTGATAGTTCACTTCAAAAGCGGTGGCACCGAAGAAGAGCTTCCACCTCAATGGTTGGATGAATTTAAAAAAATGAAAGCCGCCCGTGACCTGCTGAATACACACACCAAGCTCAGCGTGTGCATCACCTTGTTTGTGGAGATGTTTAAGCCAATAAGCGAAGCAACGGCTTACCGGTATTGCGCACTGGCGCAGCACCTGTTTGGTGCGCTTGCCGGAAACAACAAGGAATTCATGCGACAACTGATTTTTGAAAAAGCGGAAAGCACTTACGCATTTGCAAAATTGAAAGGTGATGCGAAAGCAATGGCAGCAGCAGTAAGGGAAATGAAATCTATTCTCGGGCTCGACCGCGAAGATAATACTACTGACCCGCAAAAGTTGCAACGGCACAATAACATTACGGTATTCATCGGTTCGGGCAAAGAGTTCCGCCAGCTCACCGAAGCTGAAATTCAGGCATTGCCACCACGCAAAAAAGAAAGTATTCTCAACCAAATTATGGAAGGATTAATTCCGCAGGATATAGATTTTATTGATGTTAAAGCAAAAGAGTGACCCGATAAGAATTGTAAGCCCGAACCTTCCGCAGATGCGGAGCGATATTTATCGAGCAAAGGTTCAGGTCGATGTTTGGAGCCGTGCCACCGGCAAAAGCTCAGACCACGCAAAGCGCGTTGAGATATTGGTGTATGACATGCCGCGCTCAAAGAATATTGTTGAAGGGCGCACGTTTCAGCAGGTGCTTACCAAAACATTACCAGGAGTAATTCACAACCTTGAAAAACGCGGATATTACGAAGGTGTTCATTTTGTGCTCAACCAAAAGCCGCCAAAAAATTGGGCGCGCTGTTACGAGCCTCCCGGAAATTACGACAATACCATGTCGTGGCACAATGGAACATTGTTCCAGATAATTTCTCAGGACCGCTCAGGCGATGCCCGTGGCTTGAATAGCGACAGCGTTACAGCCGATGAAGCGCTCACGCTCAATATGCAGACACTTGAAACCGGTTCCATCGCTACCAATCGCGGAAACAACGATAAATTCGGGCATTGTCCGTATCATCATTCTGTGAGGCTGAGCACATCCAAAGGTTTCGGAACTGAATTCAAGCAGATCCAGAACTTTGGAAAGTATTATGAAGCGGACGGAAAATATTACCGCCCCAGCCTTAATAAGATAGTTGGTTTAAAGCTGATGATGATTGACAGTCAGAACCGCGAAGAGCAGGCTGAATGCTGGAAGGAAATATTGAAGCTTCAGAAATTAATCAAGTGGTACCCGAGCGATCAGGGAATTTTTTACAACGAAGCCGATGTCTTTGACAACATCAAGAATGTTGGCTGGGGATATCTTCTGGAAATGCGCAAAACAATGACCGACCTCATGTTTCAGGTTGAGATATTGAACAAAGATTTTGAAGCCGTTGAAAATGGTTTTTACAACATCATTGATGAAGATCACCTTTATGTAGCTCCGAACAATTCCTTTCTTGAAAGTCTGGACTATGATATGAAAAAGGTAGCAAACATGACCGCAGATTGCCGCAAAGATGCAGACCTTCGCGCAGATTTGCCCATTGATGTAGCATTGGATTATGGCAGTCATATCAATTGGTTGGTAAGCGGCCAGACTTATGATAATACCGATTGGACACAAAACGCATTCTTTGTTAAACGCCCTAAAATGACCCAGGATGTGGTTCATGCTTTCTGTGATTACTACCACTATCACCCGACCAAGGAAGTCAACTATCCTTATGACCATACCGCAAAACCTACTGACGGAAAAAGCACATCAATTTATTACGATGAAGTTTGCAAAACCTTTCATGAGCGCGGCTGGATTGTAAATCCTATTTTCATCGGCCGTGCACCGGCACATCATGATAAATATTTGCTGAGTGCCATCACGCTGAAAGGCGGTGACCCTCGTTTCTGCAAACAGAAATTTAATCGTGAAAACTGCAAACACTTATTACTATCGATGAAGCAGGCACCTTTGAAGCAAGGCAAGGACGGTTTCGAGAAAGATAAGTCAAGTGAAGGAAAGCTCCTGAAGGTAGGACTGCGCGAAGAAGCAACGGACGGTTCCGATGCATGGGACACGCTGCACTGGTATAAGAATTTCTTTAAGTCAAAAAATCAACGCAGGTTTCAGCCTTTTACGGTTCGCTAACGCTCTTTTGCTTCTTTTCTCCGGGAGAAAAGAAGATTTTTTTACACGAAAAACACCCGTTATTCGTTCATTACCTCGCTGCTGTTGCGTTATCTTCTACCTTCTGACTGTTTCCCTTGCTATGGCTGTTTTCATCTGCAAAAGCAATTTAATTTTCTCCCTGCTGATTAGAATGAATTTATCAATTTCATTCATGCTTTCCAATTGCTTTTTTACTTTATCATCTACGTTTATCGGGTTGCTCTCAATCACCTGCCTAACCTCATATAGTCTGATAGTTGGAATAACTGAACCGTGAATAAACGGCTCAAAGTATCTGCCAATAAAAAGGGCTTGCACTTTCTGATATAAAAATTCATCATCAGTAAAAACCGCAAACGAATTTCTGTAAGGTGTGCGGCTCGGTCTCCCAGCGTTCAGCCCTTTGTTCAGAATGTAAAAACTCGCTGCCTGTGTGCCGTTGTAGGTTACAATCTTCAAAACTTATACATCTGTGAAAACTGTTCATACTCGTAATAAAACAGGCTCGGTGAATTATTCAGTAAGTCCTCCGCGTAGCCATCCCAATAAAGGGAATTAAGGAAGTCTATAAATGCGTCATACATTGCCTGCCTCCTTTTTCAGTTGCTCGGTTTGCTTCTTAACTATTTGAATAAAGCCATCCGCAACAATTACCCGAACCGATTCACCAATGGTGAACCCAGCATCGTGCAACCATTTGCCCGAAAGATTAATTTTTGAAAAGAATTTTATTTTATGTCGTGAACGTGGCACAGGCTGTGCCGCTACTTTTAAAATCCGAGTGGATTCCATATCTTTGTCGTGTTAGTTGGTTTGTAATGATTCCGATTAATAAAAGAAACAGTCCGCAGCCGTCCAAAGTCGCGGACTGTTTCAATTTTCAGAAGGTTAGATTTTGAAAGTTAAAATCTGCTCCTCTGTTTGCTTCAAGGCAGTTGAAACCTTTGCGCGAAGCATGGCAACAACTTCCGCAACTACGCCACCGTTCACAATGTCAACGGTTTTTCCTGCGGAATTTTTCAGCGTGATTTGCTCTTTGTTGTTTTCATTAGCCAACACAAATTTTTCAAGTTCAACATCCTTCTCCTGGAGTCTTCTGTGTTTTTCAGATAACACATTAAACTTTTCCGCCTGTCCGATTCTGTCCTGAACCGTAACAGGTTTTTCAGTTACTACTT